CTGGTTGAACCGGTACGCCAGTGCATAGTCGATACATACATACCTACCTTGGTTGTGATTGAGCCACAATCCAGATATACTGCACTGTTATTATCATCCACTGACGTGATTGCTGTGATCATTGCAGAATCTGCGATGTTGTGCATATAAGCATTTCCGCGGTCGTAGTCTGTCTTTCCTGTCGCGTCTCCTACCGATACGCAGGAGCCGACCACGAGGTTTGCGGCGTTGGCCTTTGATAAGATGACCTTGTTTCCAGTGCTTGCAACCGTGACCTTATACTGTAAGTAGTAGGCCGATGCGCCTTTCATGTACTTCTGCAAGTTTCTAGTACCGTACTTAATCATGGTCAGTGATTCCACCCATACAGCATCCGCATTCACTTCGTAGCCATACGCTGCGCCCTGCTTGCGAGCATATGCATAGTTTGAGTGGGATGGCTTATTTCTTACCGGATTATAACCTTCTGTGACATATGGCACACCATCAATCTCAGCAGCGCAACACTTGGCATGTAGCATCCAACCCTGTACTGTGCCATCTGGACGCACGCACTCTTTCAAAGGCTTGTAGCCCTCTGCCACTCGCGGAAGCATCGACCAATGGCGCAGAATGCCGTTTCCAGCCGCGTTACGCTCCTCCTTGTAATACAGACCCATGTTCATAACAGCCAGATTAACTTTTCCGGTGCGTGAAAAACCGGGCATCCCCTCAACTGCTGTAATGATCTGGTTGCCATCATCATCCAGTACCCAGTTGACAATAGTTGGGCGAAACGCGTCAAGTGTGCCGATCTGGTCTACACCTCGATATGTATTGGTGGATGGTTCGCAGGTAAGCCCTGCCAGTGCGTCGAGGCGGTTTACGTCGCACGCCTGCGCTGTGCTGGCATCAAGCTCCTCTACTGTGTAGATGTCTGGGCCTCGGCGCATCGCGTAGTATCTTTCTACTGCTTCATTAAGAGATACTTTCTCGGATCGTGCAAAGTTTGTTTGTAACTCGCTGATAGCGGTTGCATTTGCCTTGATGTTGGTTTCATTTATTTTTTCCTTTGCATCAAGGTTATTAGCAATCTTGGTGATCTGTGTGAGCGTGTTGGCCAGATTGTCATCGTCCGTCGTTGTCTGATCTGCCGGTTTTGCTCGGCGCTCCACAACCAGCTCGATACGGTACTCCGTCTTTCCAGTTGTACCATCGTCTAAGTAGATCCATGCAAAGATGCTGTAAGAATCGCTGTTGCAAGCACTCTTCGGACACTCTTGCAGGAGTGCATCCGGAATTGTTACTGTAGTAATTTTGTTTGATGTTGACGCTACTCGGTTGGTCGTCTCGCCATCCCACTCAGACGTGGCAAAGTGTACCTGTGTCATCGCTGGTAGGTTCAGCCCTTCGATTCTTAGCACCTGATCATGATCATACTGCCATAGGCCGAGAACACGTAAAATTCTTTTCCCTTCCTCAAATGTTGCTGTTACCATTTTTCTCCTTTCTTTATTGCGCTGGCGCAATTTTAGCTTTATAAGCCATTTTTTTACGGCCAAAACTCCTATAGTTGCATCTTTCCAAAATGTCGAAAATCCGCATAAAATATAGGTTTTCTGTGTGTTTTTGCACTTTGCGTAATTGTAACGCCTTTTTGGAGCAAAATCGCGGTTAAACGCCTAATTATAGTCCTAGTTGCAGCTCTAATTGTAGCCCTAATTGTAGCTTAATTACTGCCTAGTTGTAGTCCTAGTTGTCGTCCTAGTTGTAGCAATCAAGCACTTAGTTGTGCGTCACTGGACAAAAAAAGTATAGCATCCATTGGCCAAATATGTGCCAGCTGTTACACTGGATGCCGGAAGTACTGTGAGTACTGCCGAGTTTTGGTTTTGCCGAAAAACGCCCAAAAAGGTACCACCCCACTGGCCTACTATCGGGTGGGATGGCTGTAGCCAGTGATCAACTGCCTTTAGCGCATCTGGTAGCGTGATCCGGATCTCTGATGGCACCGATCCGCTCACGCTCTTGATCTGCACCATCAACACCACAATTGCAACGTGTCCGATTTTTGCGTAGCAGCCGTATTTTCCGTAGTACTCGCCCGCCACGTTAACTGTGGGGGTAAAGTATGTAAGCGGCATTCCCTGCCAATCAAAATTTTTTCTGGCTATCAAGTTCCATCCTATATCCACAGCTCCTTCAACTTCTGCTGCTTTGCCAATCGCCATGCCTTTTTTTGTATCGTCTGTTTCACTAGCCGTAAGTACGTCGATAAAAGCAAAAGCCGACATTACATCTGCTGTATTATAGTCGATTGTTTTCAGGCCATCTTGCAGTCTGGCGCATATGTTGTAGCTATACGATGTATCTGCAGCAACAATGATTGCTTGATCTAATGTATACGATGCCATTGTTATGACTTTGCTGTTCCATGCACTTTCGGTAGTCTTTTTCCAATACACGGTATATAAGCGGCCATTTCGGTTGTTGAGTGAAGTGATAGTACCCGAACCTTTGACGCAGATGTAAGCTCCAGAGGCGTCCAGTCCTCCAGAGGCGTTGCACCGATATGCTGAGGCCGAGATTTGTGGTGGACTGTATGCAAAAAACCTTACTTGCCCTGCTATTGTTGTTTTTGAGCCTCTGCTATCTGTAAGCGTTATCGTTAGTCCAACCGTTCCAGATGCATTGATGATCGATGTTGTGAACGATGCGCCTGAGTAGGTAGACCCATCAATTTTTGTGGTAATTGAAGTGATTGATGCTCCATACTGGCCAGATGCAGTTATTGTTACTTTTAGTTGATCTACGCCTTGTACATATAGATCAGGACCATATGATCTGGTTTTGGCTGTCGTAAAACTGCCTTTTGGCTGCATCGTTAGTGGTACCGATGCCTTAAAGCCAACGCTTTTTGTTCCGATCAGTGTGCCGTTGAGATATGTGTCACAATAGATCGTTCCCCAGCCAGCTGACTGATTTGGAATTTGCGTTGCGAAATCGTTCGGTATTGTCCACTTGCAATTATCTCCTACATTAGTTGCGATTGTTCCAGATAACGTCCCCCACGCATACCTCATGGTGTGCGTAAAGCTAGAAGATGCTCGGTTTGCGTGAATATATATTGAACCTCCAAGCTCGCCGATATCCTCCGTCGTGTTAGGGTAGGTGATACATGATGGTTGTGATGCTCGCGCGATCTGTGTTAACGCCATCGTACCAGATGCCGACCATGCCTTGCTGGTATCCCACTTATACACCATACTGAACGATGCAGATATTGTTTTCGCACCATCTGAATTGTGTGCAATTGTGGTGGTTCCGGAAGCAATCGTTACAGGATTGGACTCCGATGCATGATCGGTACCTACGCTCACTGTAACTTTTGTTCCAGAACCACGGTTGAAAACTGTTGCGCCATTGATAACAACACTAATATCGTGCGATGTGTTGGAGTACCATTGCGACGCATCTGTGCCTACGAACCACGCTACGAGCGCCCAGCTGATAGACGATGTATTGGCATTAACATCAGTGTCAGTCTCTGTAATTCGTAATGCCATCTGCACATAAGCACTTTTGCCGCTGTAAAATGTTGCCATTGCTCCTCCTTAACTGATCTGTATGTGCCGTCCGTGGCGTGATATCTGTAACCCTACAATTGTTGCAGCAGTTGTAACTGCAACATTGGATATATATAACTGGTTGTTCGTGAACCACGCCACTTTTTGTCCCGATTGCATAAAGCAGATCTGTCCGTTATCAAGCACAAGTGTCAATGGATCGTTTTTCTTTCCAAGTGTAATTCCAGCAGAAGAAAACTGTATATAGTTTTCCAACTCCTGCCACTTGCTATTTGAAGCTTCTCCTTGCTTAGATACCGTTTCTTCAATTGTGTTGAAACGCGCTGTGATAGCCTCTGGAGTCTGTGATAACTGCGATGATACTTGTTTTTTGTAAGCTTCAAAATCAGTTATTTTTGTATACTCACGCATCGCAGTTGTCAATGATTCCGTTGATGTTTTCAACGCTTCCACTTCTGTGCGCGTCTGCGTCACCGTCGTTCTCACGCCATCAGCAGTTGACTGTGCAGTATCAATGTCTGACTGCACATCTTCCGGAGCTGGGGTCCAGTCAGTTGCTTGGTTGCCTTTCTCAATCTTCAAATTTTTAAATTGATACCAGACTCCTGTACCGCTATTCATTTCTGTTGCGTAAAAAACTTGACTTGTTGAAGCAGGAAGCGTTGAAGCGGTTTTGACGTTCCATATCATCTTATTCCACTTATTTGCTTGTACTTGAATGCTTTTTTCTCCGCTTATTATGAGGTTATTAGTTCCATTAGCCTCTCTGAATGCTATGTTAAAATTAGTACTTACGCTTGGTTTAACATCAACAGATACCGTATATATGGTATCTGGCTCCCATTTATAACGCCCTATACGGTTATAATAGATAACAGACCAGCCTGTTTGCGCCACAGAATCTCTAAGCAACTTACAAGTTCTTACATTATTTTCTGCTACTTCTGATAATGTGCAGCCTCCGGTTTGCATGCCCCAAGACCAACCAGTTACACCTTGGTTCGTTGACTCAGCCAAGTTTCTTCCACCAACACTTATCTTTTTGACCTCAGTCGTGATATCTTCCTTCCAAACTTTCTCCTTGATCTGAGTTTCCATTGTCTCTAACGATGAACCTTGCTTTGTCACCGTCTTTTTGATGGTCTCCAGATTTTGAGCATTATCATAGCCCTTCTGGTTGGCATCGTTTAAAGCCTGTGCCAGTATTGGTGTCGTTGTGGATGTTGTGCCATCCGACCACGTTATATAGGATCTTGTCCATATATAGTGACTTGGCTGCCATGTGGGTTGTGTGTTCGACCACGATCCGCCCGCCTGGGACGTTTTCGAGGTTGATAAGTAATATTGCGGCACGATGGACCTTACGCCTTTTCCAGTCGCTCCGGTGTCGCCTTTCTCACCCGTTGCGCCTGTATCGCCCTTAGCGCCGGTTGCTCCAGTGCTTCCCGTGATACAGGCGGCTTGGCTATACGTCACCGTGTCATCCTGTGCCACCGTTTTCGTGCGGGACCAGATGTAGTAACCTTGTGTTGCCGTGACCGTCCCAGACTGCCATGTGCCGCCTTTTAGTTCGGTTGAGGATGTACTCTTATAATATTCAATCGTCATGGAAGCTACTGTGCTGTTTGCGGTCTGCATCGCTTTCTCAGCCGTGTCGCTTGCATCACTGGCGATCTTGTTCACTTTTTCAACGTATTCTGACAGCTTCTCGTTTTCGATTTTGATGTACTTTCCATCTATGCCATTAACGTATATGCGGTTGAGGATGGCATCACCCGACACATCAAGACCATAAGGATATGTCTTGCCGCCGTCTGTGCTGATGCCCAGTGCAGTGGCGGTAAGTTTCCATACGATCATTGATTCCGCAAGTGTCGGCTTATCGTGAACGTAATATATGGTGCTTCCATCTTTCTGCTTTTCCGCAGTAATGTACATACCAGACGACTCTGCAAGCTGCTTGCTTAAATTCTTGAGTGCCAGTTCTCGCTCGGTGCGCTCCTTCTCTATCTTGTTACGGTTCTCGATAATTGCCTTGGTCTGCTCAGAGAATCGCACGGCAGCTCGATCACTTGGAGACTCTGCATCACAGGTGATTTTTGTGTCTCTGCCTGTTGCATACGTCATATTGGTTATCCAGCAAGTGTACGTTTTCCCTTTGCGGTCTGTTACCTCTGCCGGGTCTCCCGCCTCTGCCGATGGGTCTAAGATGCAGGTAAGATCAAGCGGTCGGAAAGACATTCCGATGATCTTCTTGCCAAGGTATGACGCCACAACTGGCGCTTTCCCGGCTTCGATCAGGGGGTTGTCCGATACTTCCAGTACATATCCTTTCTCTCCATATAAGCTGCTCTGCTTCTCATCACTGGCATCCGTTGCTTGTATACCAGTGATGATAATATCTTGATTTTCTGGTGTAAAGGACTTGATCGCCGTGATCTTATGCTTTGTGGCCTTCTCGTTGTACCAGCGTAGCTCCATACGTCCGAGTGCGTCACACCGGGCGAAGCTGCCGCTGATCTGCGCCGCATAATGCAGCACGTCTCGGCAAGTCAGCGCCTCATCATTGGGTCTTTCACTGACCACATACCCGCCATTGTCAATCTGAGTCGTGGCCAGTGTGATACCGCATCGGTTACATATGTCCTGCACAATCACTTGGATTGTTGCTGGATATACCGTTGACACTTCGGAGTATGGGATTTCCGTTCTGCACATATTGTCCAAGCATGTAAGATCTACAGATGAGTCTGGGTTGGACTGCTCCTGCACCAGAAAGCTGCCACACTGTAGCAGTTCTGTTGTCCCATCCTGTAGGATACCTCCACGCCATGCGGTTGCCTCTGCGTCCAAGAAGTCGTACACGCTGTACTGTTCCTCAGAGTCGTCTAAGTTTAACTTCAAGCGGTTTGTGATTACCTGCCCGATGTCAAAGCTGCCTGATCCCGAGGTTGCATCATCCATCGAGAATCCGCCTTCCCATAGATCGCTCTGTGTCAGCACAAGTTCTTTCCCTGATTTTAGCTTGATTTTTACTTTGCAAGCTGGTGCTGCTACACCGCTTACACTTTCTTTTTTCAGTGCATTGCTTATGCTTAACATTTATACCTCGATTATGTCAAACGATACTGTCGAGTATCGTTTCTTACCCACCATCCAACTACGCATGGGGGCTACCGGATCGCTCCGGTAAAAGGTTCTTGTTTCGTTCGTTCCTGCAAGCGCATCTGGATAAGTAACGCTAAAATTGACATCATTGAAGGCTTTCAGAATGGCTGACGTTTCTTGCTCATTAGGATTCCACCATGTAAGGGAGATCTTGCGCTTTTGTGCTACTCGCGTCTTATGCATGGTGGCATCCTGAGTGCGTCCACTCGAGGAGGTTGAAACGTCATTCAGATTCCATGAAAATGCAGATGGATCTTTAACTGCATTCCCATTTACTGTAAGCATTGCCATATCATCACCTCCTATAAGCTGGCGGTCGCCGTGTAGCGCCGCTCTGCTCGTTTCTTGCCTTTTAGTACCGTTTTGTACATGTCTTCGCTGTCAATCCGGAATGTAAACTCTGTAACAGGCGTTTGCTCGCTTTGTCCAGCCATCATAAGTGCCTCAATTACCGCTGCCTTAACCGCTGTTGCAATCGCATCTGTGATCTGCTCGTTGTTTGCAACTGCAGTTTTCCTGCCGATTGTACCAACCATCTCTGGACCGCGTTCGCGTGCGATGAACATCTGGCCCATCTCTGGGAAACCACCGTTGGCATACCATGCAACATTGACAGATGGAAGTGAAAATCCGACACCCGCAGCTGACGCTCCGATTGTCGCCACATTGAAGTGAGGGGACGGGATATGTACTGACTGAAAACCGCTTGCGAGGGAACTTGCGGCGCTGTGGCCTACTGAATAGAAGTCTCCCATAGCTGATTGAACGCGGCTATCAAGTCCGTCCGATTCTGAGACGATGCTGTCTAAAGCTGTCTTGGTTTCTCCCGGCCATGCTCCCAGAGCAGTACCGATGGTATCATCCATTGAGTCCCATGCATCTTCGGTATTCTTCTTAATGGTCGCATTTGTTCCCATCTGAAGAAGCATACTTCCCATGCCCCCGATAGTGGCTAGCAGCATACTTCCCAGAGAACTAGATACGCTCGAGTTTGCACCGTTCCATGCATCGTCTGTATCATCTGCGATGGACTTGTTTTTTTCTGCCACGCTGTCTCTGATCTTCTCGAACTCATCTTTTGCCTTTTTACTCGCTGACTCGCTATATTTCGTTACAGTATCCTTGATGTTTGTCCAGAAAGTTGATGTCTTGGTTGCCATCTCGCCAGTTGATGTGTTAACAGAATCGGTTGCTGAGTCAGTTGTGGTTTTGAGCGCATCAATTGACTCGTTGCAAGTATCAATGGTGGCTGTCAGAGTTTCCTGTTGTTTTTTTGATTCCTCCATCTGCAAGCCCAGATTGTTATAAGCATCCCACAGATCATCAATATCGTACCTCTGCCCATCTATCACAATGGAACCGTTATCCAGTACTCGTGATAGCTCATCGAATGCCAAGTTGAACTCACCAGTGTCAGCCGTTCCTGTCTTCACATATTCGTTGAGAACATCAAGTGCCTTTGCTGTTTCATCAGTTGCAAGCTCGCAATCCATAACAGCGGTGTTGAAGGACTCCATCTGCGTTTCCAAGCCTTGGTAGTTCATTTGTGCATTTGCCAGAGCTACTCCTGTCTGCTCGATAATAGTCAGATAGCCTTTCATCTCTGCCGCTTCTTTCTGCGTTGTCAGCAAGTTCAGCAGTTCTTCACGATTTCCCGTGTAACCTTCCTTGATCTTGTCCAGCTCGCTGCGCATCTCTGGAGCATACTCTATCAGTGTCTTGTAATACTCCGTAAACAAACTTTCTTCGCTGTCTGTCAGCCCTCCGGATTGCTTCTTTTCTGCCAATGTCAGGAACTCATCAAGTACATTGATCGCATTGGTATAATCGGCCTCTGAAACACTCTGCAGATTGGATAGTGACTCTTGAAGCTGATTAACTGACTCTGCAACATCAGCGATAGATTCCTCGTAACCAGATTCAAAGGTATCCTTGTGAGTGAAGGACTCAAACAGATTTTTAACGCTCAAGCCCAGTCCTGAAAGGCTGGCGACCATTCCAAGCACCATTCCTGCTGCCGGAAAAGCGCCGATACTTTCAGCAAGTTCTGAAAGAGCACCTGCAGCTTTCGTGGCTCCCGGAATTTTTTCGATCGCAGGGCCTACTTTTTTTAGGACTGACACTGCACTCTCAAATTTTTTATAGCCCGAAAATGCGAGCATACCAAGTCCGACTGCTGCAAGTCCTTTGCCCGTGGCATTAAGCAGTGGCTCAGGGAGTAAGTTGATTACATACGCAAAGAAGTCAAGCGCACCTGCAAAACCGTTTACTAGGCCGGCTGCATTTTCTGGTACGTGAAACTCGTCCATGAAGTCTAATGCGCCTTTTCCAATGCCTGTTGTGAGATGTGCCAATGCGCTCCAGAAGTGTGCCAGCGCCTCATTCAGATAGTCCCAATCAACATTGTTATTAAAGATTGTGAGGTTGTCTGCTAGCCTTGGTATTGCTTCGCTCATCGTCCAACTGCTCACTGGGCGAAGGAAGTAATCATAGAAGTCCATGAGACCTGTCCACGAGAATTTGGTTGGCTTCTGTAGGGAGGTGTAGAACGCTGATAGCGAGTTCTCCAAGCGATCCCAGTCAATGTCGTTGAGTAGATCGTTCGTGATGTTGAAGAAACGAGGTAAACCTGCATCGTCCCTGATGTACCATGTTCCCATTGGCTTCAAGTAATTTTCCCAGAAATCCTTTATGGTGTTTCCAGTAAAATTCTCAAGCTTCTGGAAACCATCGTTATACAGATTCTTGATCGCATCCGTTGTCGGGCTGATAAACTCAAGTAGCTTCTCTAGGGAGTCAGACAGATCGTCGATCACATTCTCACCCTCGGCAAGTTTTCCAAAATCGACGTCTCCGCCATCTAAAATGCCTCCTGCTCCTCCAGAGCCGCCTCCTGAGCCACCGGAACCTCCGCCTCCTGAGCCATCTCCGCCATCCGAATTGCTTGTAGTAAGCTCTTGGAGCTTGTTTAACTGATCAAAACCGAGTAGGCTGGCCATTTCTTTGGCTGCCTGCTTCGCTGCCTTGCCTACCGCTCCAGTGTTGTCTGCGAGCTGTCCGGCGCTATCCGCAGCGTCTGCAAGTCCTGTTCCGGCATCGTTAGCCACTGTTCCGATGTCTGCGATTCCATCCACTGCACTCTCGCTGATTCCACCGCCAGATGAGGCAGATTTTCCAGTGATTAACTCTGTGAAGCTTCTGAAAGCTTTTGCGGCAAGATCCAATTTTGACAGGAGTCTATTAACTTGGATTAAGATTGGATTGAAGAGATTGATAGAGCCTTGTCCTAAACTTGCCTTAATGGATTCAATGCGCAAGTTTAGGATACGTGTCTGATTGGCCCAGCTCGATGCGGTATTGGCAAAGTCTCCCTGCGCCAGTGACAGACGGTCCAGTACAAAACGATAGCGCAAGGCAACTTTCTCTTGCTCTGTCATTTCAGAGGTTGAGACGTTCATACCTTGCGCCAGCGCATATGCGTCAAGTGCATCCTGTGTCATTACAATTCCCAATTCCTTCAATGACTCAGTTTCGCCCGTGAACACGCTCTTTAATTTTGTGTATGCCTCATCCTGTGTGATGTTGTAGAAGGAGGCTACATCTCCTGCCAGACCCGTTAAGGTGGTAGACATCTGGTAGGCTTCCTTCTCAGCAAATCCAAAGGAGGTCGCCATCGCTCCAAAAGTACCCGTATAGCGCTTGGCCATCGTCTCCGACAAGCCAAACTGGTTGATCGCGTTCTCCGCGAAGTCATCCACGCTGGAAGACATGTTGGAGAATGTAACATCTACTACGTTCTGTACTTCCGTCAGATCGGAGCCAAGTTCTGTACACTCCTGTGCAAAGCTGGCAAATCGGCGTGCTGCTGCAAGTACCGCTGCGATTCCGATAAAAGACTTAAGAGCTTTTCCCGCTCGCTGAAATGCACTCTCTGATCTGCTGGATGCGTTCTCCGTCGACTGGGCGATCTGCCCCATGCTCAAACGCATCTGTGATGCAGCGTCTCTGGATTCATCACTTATATCCCCAACTGCATCTTGTACTCTCTGCAAGCTTCGCTCCAGATCTCCTGTATCCGGAGCTTCCACTGCGTCCGAGATCGCATCCTCGACCGTCCCCATCTCTCTGCGAACCAATTCTCTAAATCGTGTGATATCTCTAGTGAACGGCCGCAGGTCCGCTTGTATCACTACTTGCAGTGTCTGTAGTGTCTGTGTCGCCATCGTCGTCTTCCACCTCCTTCCATCGGCTATTGTGCATAGCTGCATAGCGATATCTTGATTCTCTTACGCGCTCTATCTCGGCCTCTTTCTGCATTTGGTCGGCCATTTCTTTTTCCTCTTGGTACAGGCTTGGGAAATAGTCCCATATATATCCGATCTTTGCTTCTTTGTTGCCAAGCATTATTCCTATTCTTGTTCCCAACTCGTTTACTATGTAATTCGCAGCGTTCAAGCGCTCTTTCTGTTGCCTCTGTCGCACTCTGGCGCAGCTCTCTAAGATATCTTGTACCTCTGCTATACTGTAACTCCAGAACCGTTCTGGAGACATTCCTGTATCAAGTGCATAAGGATACATCTCGTATACAATTTCTGATGCAGTTACAGGTCTTTTCTGATTTCTTCGGCTATCTTTTTTTGAACTTCTCCGACTGCCTCCTGATTCTTCTTTGGAAAAAAACCAGATACCTTATACAAATCAATGAATGGGCCATATGCAAGATCCGTCTGGCAGCATCCTTCCTCTACATACTTATCAAAAAGAGCGCAAACCTTCTCTACTGTCATGTTCTTATCAAAAGTCTTCATGCCCTCACACAGAATCAGGAGCATGGTTCCTAGCTTTGGCAGTCCTCCTCTTGCCGGGAATCCCTTAGTGTTACCTTCGTTGAGCACGTTGAGCAGATTAGTTCCCAGTCTGTTCTCTAATCTCGTAATTGTCAGTGTGGTCAGCTTCATCTTGTGATCTCTGCCGCCCACGGTCCAAACGGCAACGCGCTCGTTACCGTTTTTCTTGATTGCGTTTTCTTTTCCGTTTTCTTTCTTGATATTATTGTTCACTTTTCTATCCTCCGATTATGTTGGGTCAGTTACTTTTAATTCGCTCTGCAGGTAGATTGTGAGATTGATTTCTACAACGCCATTGACAGCGCCGCCAGTTCTCTTGATTGAACACGGACCTTCAAATTCTGTTGTGGTTCCGTCCGCGAGTGTTTCCTGCCACTGATACGACTTTCCTGTTGCCTGCATTCCTCTCAACTTGCGGTAAATTGATCCAGGTTTCTTGTTATCGTACGCAAACTTGTATACGATGTCTCCAGCGTCTCCGATTCCCATTTCATACTGCTTCTGCTTCGCAGTCAGCGGGGTATTTTCTACTTTTTCTCCGTCTGCTCCCATCTCCGGGATTTCTTTCAGTCCCGGAAGATCTTCATACTGTGCCGCACTGTTTTCTCGGTACCCGAGTTTTGATCCATTCGCTAACATGCCTTCCTCCTTACTGTTCAAAATTCCAATATACTGTCTCGTCGTTTACATCGATGATGCCTTCATAGCGCATCAACTTGCATTTACGTTCCCCATTGTTATCATTGCAGTCTGTGCGGATCAGTCCAAGCTTTGATATGGCTGCATCGACATCGAGTGCCATCTGAGACGTGCTCGAGTTCGACCAAATTTCAATTCGATAGCGCAGCTGTGCTTTCTGCTCTCGGTTATCCGTCCATTCGACTACTTTGTTCTGCTCCTCTGCGTAGAAAATAAAGGGTAGCTTATCCGGCTGCGGCGGGTATGAGTCCATTGTGTTTTTACACACACCTTTCAGCGCTCTGTAGACTTGATCCTTTACATTGATCACTTGATCACTCCTCCTATTGTTCGTTTTGTACTGTTCTCAATCGCCTTCACAGCCTCTTCTGTGCCGTCCTTAAGAGCAGGATACATAAAGGGTTGTGCGGCCTGTCCAGCCGTTAAAAAATACTTCTGCCCGTGGTAGGTTGTCTCCGCGAACTGGTACGGCCCCGAGGCTATCGCATTCGCTGGAAACGCCCAGCCGCGCTGTTTATACACCGGAGTAACCTCTGGTGATATACCAGAGTGTTTCCGCTGTCCCACAGGGCCTGTACCAAATTCCACATAGGTGGCGTAGGGCTTGTTGGTGTAGCATACCGCCTCTGTCTGCCCTTCGGTCTGCTTTACGCTTGTGCGGATGCTGTTCCGTAGCTCGCCTTCATTGGTTGGGCATAGATACTTTGCTCGCACTTGAACCTTCTTAATGGCGCTTTGAGCCGCCTTTTTCCCGATAGTTCCCGACTGCTGCGCCAGCTGGCCAAGTTTTCTCTCGAGTTCATCTAGTCCATTGATCATAGCTTTTCCATCTCCAAGTACAGTTCTTTATATGGCTTGATAGATACGACTCTGTAAGACTCTCCCTGTGATGTAGTGATCTTGTCTTTTTCCTTCAGCGTTCCTCCAGCCAACACATATGTAAGCCGCTCATCTTCCAGCTTGGTGGTATACTTTCCTTCTATACGGCAGTTTCGTATATAGGCAAGGTGTTCGCCATATACTTGAGCTTGTACCTTGCCTCCTGCTGGCCATGTCTCCGCCTTAACCTTATACGGGGCTTGATAGTGTTCCGTCGGCGTGCCTTCGCTGTCTGTACGTATTTCCCTCGGATAGATCTGGCATGTCTCAAGTCTACTTCTGCGTCTTCTCATGGTACATGCCTCCCACTCGTGCCAGACGATACCGATCAAGCACGTCAAAGATCTGCTTCGGAGCCTCTGCAAATGTGTAGGACTCTCCAGCCTCGCTACGCGCCATCTCGCCCTCTGTGCCTAATCGGTTTAAGGCGATCACTGCAAGGTCTCTCACTGCCTTTTGCAGAGCCACAGGGAGTACTGTGCGGTGTGTGTATGCCAGCACGTATTCCCTTGCATCGTCTAGCAGCACGGTGAGTAGCTTCTCGTCTTTTTCACCTGTAAGCACTTGCAGTTTCTCAACATCCGTCATGATTCCTCCATGATTTCTAACAACTCCGCCTTTGACAGTGCCTCTACTCCTACGATACCGCGTTCTTTGGCTTTCTGTCTCAGCTGTTTCACGGTTGATTCAGCCAGTTCCTCTGCCTGTGGCGGTGCTTCCGTCTCTTTTTCCTCATCAATCGGCTTGTATCCCTCCTTGATGAGGAGCTGCTGCTCCTGCGGTGACTCCGTGACTCTTTCTACGTTACCTCTGATCAGTCTCATATGTCCTCCTTATCCCTTGGCATCCTTGATGTTTAATGCGATAGAACCAAGCATATTATCTTTTACCCACAGGTCATGAAAACGTCTGTAATCCATTGACCATGCGTTTGCATCCTGATAGGTTTCTGGATCGAAGATACGCATTAAATCCTGCTTTGAAATTCCAATCGGTGTAGTAGTTGGGCATACAAAGAAATTGATATCCTTGCCCTTTGTTCCCTTCTTATAACCACCCGCTTCCTGTCCAGCAGTCTTACCATCGTTGATCTGAATCGAAGTATACATTCGGTCAGACGGAGTGGAGATGATCGGTACTCCATCAATTGCATTTACACGCAGATCAACACCGCCCTGATTAAAGATAACAGTTGTAAATTTTCCCGGAAGCTCTAGTTCAAGCTCTAAGATAAAGGTTGAGGTTGCATGGCAGATTAGTGGACCTTTATAGGAATCTTTCACCGCCGCTATCGCAGTCTTAAACTTTCTGAGTGCAGATGTGCCAGTTGCTCCTGGAACATATCCATACTCAATCATTCCGGCTTTGTCCGCCGCAATCGCATCGGATGCCAGTTTAGAAATACGGTATGCATCTATCTCAGGGATAACATATTCTCTCTGGAACTGTGCCATGGCTCCTGCGGCGTTTACAACGAAGTTAGTCTCATTCGTATCCATTGCATCAAGTGTGAACTTTCTTCCTCTGTCCTGAGTCATTTTTCTGGTCTCATATTCAAGTGTGATGCTGCCCTGTGTGTAGCCCTTATCTCGATCGTAGTTGGCCATTCCCTGTAACGTCATCTTTGGGATCTTGACCTCTGCGCCACCGTTATAGATGACCTGCCCTGCATTGGCTTCCATCCATCCGGTTGTTGCTTCTCTCACTGCTGCTTCATCGAGAGTCTTCTGAAACAGCGTTGCTGCTGCTAATGTGTTGATTGCCATTATTTACTCCTTTCATTTTCCTACAATGATTGATCTCACCTGTGCTTCCAGCGCATCTTCAGCATCTCGCGGTGCTTTCTTCATTGGATCTTTGCCTTTTAGACGTTCTTCCACAGCTGCCTGCACAGCACTCTGGAATGCCTTCTCTACAGCTGCGATAGATTTGTTGCAGCTTTCTGCATCCGCATAGTTAAGTACCTCTGCCAGCTCCTGCGGCAGATTCTTTCCTGCAAGGGTGTTCTTTGCCTCTGCCATCAGCTCTTTTCTTGTGATGGCTGCTTCTCGATCCGACAGCTCCTTTTCTTTCTTCTGCTGCATATACTGAGCTTTTTCCTCTTTGGTCATCTTTGCCAGCTTCTCAGCCTCTGAAAGCTTATCGTCTGTCATCGCCTGCCACTTTTCCTTTTCCTTGGTCAGTGAGGTCTGAATCGCCTTCTGCATTCTTCTGTCGAACTCAGCCTGATTACCCCCTTCTTTCAAGAAGTCGTCAAAGCTCATTCCTTTTGAATCTTCGCTGCCAGTCCCGCCGCCGTTTGATTCGCCTTCCGGATCTCCGTCACCGTTGTCTGCGAACAGCTGTAAGTTCATTCTGTTCCAATTTTTCATATTGCCTTTCCGCCCCAGTCCATTGCCTAAGCCCCAGACCATTGCTGTAGTTTACCCTCATCTCGGAGCATAAAAATAACACGCATTTCTGCGTGTTTCTTAACGTTATTCAGTTGCGCTGGCGCAAATTACTCCTCGTAAATCACGTCAAGCCCATACGCAACTGCCGCATCATGCTCAAGTCGGCAGCCTCTTGCCTGCTCCCAACCCTTGCAAAAATATGCCGCATGGCAAAGACTCATGTTCTCTAATGATTTTGCTAAAAAGCAGAGAGGAATTTGTACAACACCGCGATCTTTCATTGCCTCGTTGCTGTACCATTTATCTGTAAACAATGTGTTTACTATCTCGTATCCTTTCTCTTTTAAGGTCGCAATCGCCTTTTCTCTGGTAGCCTTGATCTCTTCCTCGCTTTTGCCAGCCATTGGCTGTGATAACATTGCTTTCACTTGCTTACTCCTCCTTATAGCAGGTGTTAGTCACCTTCTCATAAACATCTTCATATAGTTCCTCTTTGTCACCATTATATGTATACTCTGCATACACTCCATCATCAAGCACCGTTGTAGCTACAAGGCATTTATAATTCTGCAATACCTTACTGCTCCAGACAATAACTACGTTGTGTCTGGCAATATTTATTGACGGCTTATGCTTGTGATACCACTCAACAAGCTTAGCTTCGCAGACGCTCGCAAAGTGATCTACTCCCGTAATAACCATTAGTGTTATCCTCACTTTCTTAAAAATTGGTACAAAAATACCACCAACCTTCTGGTTGATGGTATCATGCTGAATACAACACCTTTTCAATGTCGTCGATTGTTATGCTAATTGTGTCCCAGTCTTCTGGCGAATCCCCCACATCTACAATAAATACTTTGTTTTCAAATGCTTCCATAACCGCTGCCATTCTTCCATCTTTCAGCAGAACTGTGTCAAACTGTTTAATAATCACTACTTCGCCTCCTTGATATAAGCGCTTGTCATGCCAACTGTCCCGTCTGGTTTTTTTATCCATGCGACAACTACATTCGCCGGAGTATCTTTCTGCCCATACAGAATCATCTTTTGCACGTATCGGTCTCCGTATCCATTATTGTCAACATGCTGTGCTGGATACTTAGTGCTTCGATAGCGTATCTCTTGTTGTAGCTTTTTCCAGTTGCTTTCGTCGTATCCTAAGCGGCTTGTAAAAGCTTTGCCTTTAGGATACCCGCTTTTACTGTTTTTGTCAAACAGATACTTGGTAAATTTCGGCTCTGGTAAAATTGCATTCTCTGCGTTTGGCAGCTTTCGTTCTGGATGCTGTAAAAGTTCATTTCTTCTTTGATAATCAAGCTTTACAAACTCCCATTTTTCGGGTTTGCCATACTTCATATTCTGGAAGTCATCAAGGGTTTTAGGCGCATCATCTTTGAAAACATCTTTATAGCGCTGATACTGCTTTTTATCCGCGCTCTGGTGCTTGATTTTCTTTTCATTGAGTTCTGCATCTGGATGCCCCTTGACTTTCTGATCGTACCACTGCTTATAAGTCATATTGGCTGGAACTGTCTCAGTTCTTCCTGTCTCCGGATTTCTCGCCCGTCTAGCCATCCTTGCCAATTCTGCCTCCCCTATGTCACAGACTGTTGTACTGCGGCAGTATGGATGCATCGGAGGACAGTTTTTCCCAGGCTGCTGTTCTGATACTAAAAACACCTTACCATCAAGCTCTCGACATATGTCTGAGGTTCTTAAGTCCAGCGTTGCGACGAAGCGATACTTCTCAATCTCGCATTCTTCGTAAGATTGCATTTCCATTTGATTGGCCAAATAGCAGCTCTCCGTTCTGACAAGTCTGCGCGCATTCTGCATACCTTTGGCAAACTCAAATTGAACTGACTCGGCTGCCTCCCGGTTCGTCCGGCCGGTGATGAAGTTGACCATCAACTCTTCTTTGAGCTTTTCTGCAAGCCGATCTGTGTTGACCCAGATGCGTTCTGAATAGTTCTTTCCGTACCACTTTAGGCTCATAGCTTTCTTGATTGCTGCGTCATCGATTAGGCTAAAGCTAAAGCCTAGCCCTGTCTGCTTCTGCACTTGATAGATGGTCTTATAGTAGACATCCTCTGCAAGCCGTTGACACGCGTCCTCTGCTATTTTAAGCTCGGCTTTGTATGTTTGGTGCATGATCGTGTCGATCTGATTCACAAGACTCTGAAAGCGCTGTATACGATGCTGATACGCTGCACTTTCAAGCTTTGCCAGAAGTTCAGCTTTTTCTTCACCATCTACAGTCTGCTTGAGCTTTTCCTTTAACTCATGGAGATCTGTAGGGCTCTGCATCGTGTTGAGCAGCTGCCTTGCCTCTTCGTCGGTCAGATTATGGGCATCTCGGAAACGCTCAAAGATCTGGTTGATCTCCTCTGCCAGGTATCGGTATCCTCTCTGGTAAAGCTTCTTGATTTCCTCTGCCGTCTTCTCAGCATCCTCCATGTATTGCCACATGTCTCTTGCAGCTCGACGTTCCCAGTAATCACTCATTCTGTCCCTCTGCTACATCATCCTCTGGAGGTGGATTGTTTGTCGTGAGTCCGAACATTTCCTGCTGGCGCTCTAAAGCTTTCTGATTCTCTTCCTCTACTGCTTGCAGTTCCTCCTCAACGTTGTCTACAAAAGGTACCTGCGCCAGAAGCGTTTTTGCGCTGACCTTTCCCCATAGATTGGCCACGTACTGACTAATCTCAAGCAAGTTCTTCGGCATTGCTCGAGTAAATACCATTGTAACCAAATTTGGCTGTATCGTGATCGCCTCGCTTGTCTGCAAGTGGTTGCAGAAGATCCGGACACGCTTTCTCAAGCCTTTCTTGTAGTATCGTGTCTTGATCTTCGTGATGTTCTCCATACCCAGCAACTTAAACTCCAGAGCTACGCCAGAAACGTTACCACCAAAGTTCTCGTCAGTCATGCAGGGAATGTGTGAGAATTTATGAATATCCTGTTCTATTGCCTTTTTTAGGATCTCCACTCCCGCTTCATCGAATGTGCGAGTCAGATACTCGGCCTTTGAGTTCTCTCCTGGCATCTCAAGTAACTTTTTCTTTTTTAACCGTTTCCGAGCTTTTGCGAGGCTGCTGTCTTCTTTTTCCTCTTCGTCATCATCACTGAGGAGTGTTCCATAGAGAACCAAGATTGCATCGATGAACTGTTCCTTATCCGTGACTCGATCAGACATCAGCGCATTATAAGCATCGATCAGAGGAATCTGTAACTCAAAGTCTCCGATGCCCAGCTTGTTGTTCAGATACTCGATGACTGGTACCTCACCTTTATAGTGTGGCTCGGGTGGTTCGATCAGAGCTTGTGGCGATTCGATCTCCTGTATGTTCAATACATACTTGAAGTTCTTGGTGAGCACCGTGGCCACGTAAGTAATCGGAGTTCGGTCGGTTGAGTCTTCTCTGATGTAGTAGTAGACTGCAAAAAGTTCATTCTGCTCGATCGTGTCATCATATACGACAAAAGTGCTTTCCGGTGCCAGATTGCGGACTGACAGATCTGTCTCGTCTGCTTTTGTGTAGATGTACTCGTAGGCTCGACCATATATAGACAGGTCGAGGCCGTTGTCTCCATCTGCTTCGTCTGCTCCTGCCGCTTCCAGCGCATCTGTGAGAAGCGCGATGTCCTCTTTGGACTTATACACGACCGGGTTGCCGATGAAGTATGCAGAAGCTGTATCGCTGATGTCTTTTGCGTGGTTGCAGACCAACTTATTTTCTCGATCTTCGGCCAAGATCTTATGCTTGCCTTCATAGTATTTTTTCTTTTCCTTGAGTTTATCAACTCCGCTTGCATGTTTCTGTATCAGGTGCAAGATTGCGAGCTTATCCGGGTTCATTTCGTCCCATCTGCTGGCAGGCATCGTAAATACATGCATTTTCTATCACCTCCTCGCAACCTTTACGGTCGCTAATCTATTTCCAAGTATCGTTGCCACAAAGTATCTCAGCGCGTCCATTGCATGGTCTTTTTGCTTCACCGGCTTATCCTCGCCCCTCTGCGCGGCTTTTTCGTCCCACACGTAAGAAGCGAATTCCTTTTGCGTGTTGACGCAGGCTGAGGAGAACTTGATCTTGTCCTGATTAAGCATCGTGCCAACCATGCGGATGCCATCCTCTACATCATTCTTGGCCTTTAGTACCTTATAACCGCGCTTTCGCAGTTCTGCAATAAAAGACGCTGCCGCAGGGTCTACGATCAGCGCTTTTACTTTTGTTCCGTCCAACCACTCTTCCAGATCATCTGCATATTCTGCATCGGTTTTCTGCTTTCCTTCATCTCGGCCTGAATAGTAATACTCGCGGATGCAGTACCATACGCCATCTACGCCCTTGTTCCACAGAAGGAAGGCGGTCGCGTTCTGTGTACCATAGTCGATGCTTATATAGCGGTTGCCATCGATCAGAAGCTGGAAGAACTCCTTAATCTTTAGCACATGCCGATGCTCATCAAACATATCGTAGATGATGCCCTCTGCCATACACCACAATCCCTCGATATATCGCTTGTAGAAAACGCCAGTGTACATGCTACGGTATCTGGCCTTGATCTGTTCCGACAAAGACAAGTTATCATCCATCGTGAAATGGAGGTATAGCAAATGCTTGTCTTTCCGTTTGTCGATCCACTCAGTCTTGAACCAATGGTATGGGCCATCCGGGTTGCAGTTGAACCAATACTTACTACCATCAACTGAGCAGCGGCCAGTTGCTTGGTTTACGAAGCTCTCTGGCATCAATGCTACCTCGTCGAAGAACACACCTGCCAGCGTGAGACCTTGGATGAGATCCTGTGAACGCTCGTCTTTTCCACCGAAGATGTAGAAAAAATTCTCGGTCTCGCCAAGCGTGATGACAACCAAATTATCAGCTCTATGGTCTTCGACATGATATCCGCGAGACTTGAGCATCAACTTTAACCAGAACAACACGTTACGTCGGAAGGAGCCTATCGTCTTTCCACACATTGCAAAGTTTTGTCCGTTGAAACTGCTCATCGCCCACATAACGAAAGATAGTGACATGCTCACCGTCTTTCCAGATCGGATCGCGCCGTCTGCGATGATACCCTCTGCATCTTTTACCGGTGATGTCGAGCACCACCAGTTCAGCACCTTCCTCTGCTTCTGTGAGAACGGTTGAAACTTAAAGAACTGTTTAACTTTCTTCCTCATTCGCCCAATCCTCCGCAGCTGTACCTTCAAGTGCCTTTAAGAATCCATCATCGACCGTCTCCTCTTGTTCCTCTTCGTCTCTGGTCAAACGGTGTGTCTGTGCCTTGATCTGCTCAATTCGAGCGCGCTGTTCCTCGGTGGCTAAGTCCATGTGGTTGGCTAGCCAATCTAAGGCTTTCATGCGGTCGGCCAACTTGATACTGTCTCCGTTTTTCCCTTTTTTCACTTCCGTCAGGAGCGTGCCATCTATCTCCGATGAACTCTTGAACCGGACGACGTTCTCTTTCTGCGTGAGTGTTACTTTTTTCCCTGTGTTCGGGTCTTCAACCTCAATCGGTCCATACATGCCTATCACCGGGATTTCTTCTACGCCAAATTCCACATAATCCGTGAGGTCGGCAAAGGCGATATCCATGTATTTCTGGAAAATATCCTGCTCATCTAGCAGCTCGCGATTTAAACGGTTTTGCTTTAGCCCTTTAATAGCTTTTTGAATCTTAGTATTTCTTAGTGCCATGCTCCCATTTGCCATGGCTGTTTCGTAGCTGCACTGATAGGCTTTTTGGTAGGCTTTGGTCGCATTGAAAGATCGAATGTAGTACATGCAGAAAAGCCGCTGTTTTTCAGACAATTCTACTGTTTCGTCCAAATACTCGGATTCTTCTTTAATTGTTTCTTGTTCCGCCCTTTTTGTGGGCTTCTTTTCTTTTGCAACGTTGCATT